TTCTAAACTAAAAAGCTATGGACATCAAGCAAGCAGCTATCAAAGAGAAAGCTATAAGAGAATTAGAGAAAAGACATAAAGATAAAAGAGAGGACTTATTAGAGTTGATGAAATATGTATATGCAAATGAAAACCCAAAAGGTATTAAAGAACTATTAGTCGATGACTATATGTACATACTTTCAGATGCTCTTATGAGTGTTGCTGAAAAGAAAATAAACAGACTTATTATCAATATACCACCATGACATACTAAAACAGAGTTTGTAAGTAAATATTTACCTTTATGGGCATTATGAAACGATCCTCATATGCAAATAATAACTACTGGGTATTCTACAAAGCTAACACAAGGATTTTCACAAGAAACCAAAGAAATGTATGAGTCTAATTCATATAGAAGAGTATTCCCTAGAAGAGCTGAACTATCACAAGTACAAAACACTAAGGAACACTGGCAAACAGAGTTGTGAGGATGATATTATTCTACAGGTTGTGGAGGTACTATCACAGGTAAAAGGACTAAGTTATTTGTAATTGATGATCCTATCAAACCAGATGAAGCTGCTACTTCTGAAATAGTAAGAACATGAATCAATAATTGGTATGAAAACACTGTTATTTCAAGGTTATTTAACCCAAAAGAAGATTCTATCATAATAATTATGCAAAGAACGCATCAGGATGACTTGTGTGGACATTTAATAGAAAAGATGACCCAATGATACGGAGAAGACTTTAAAATCATTAGTTTACCTGCTATTGCAGAAGAAGATGAACTATTTGAAACAAGATATTGACAAATAGCGAGAAAAGAATGAGAACCTCTAGCTCCAAAGAGATTTGATATAGAATCATTAAACATGATCAAGAACTCTGTATGAAATGTAAACTTTTCATGTCAATATCAACAAAACCCTATTGCAAAAGAATCACAAGAGTTTCACGAAGAATGGTTTTTATACGAAGATACAATGCCAGCATGAGCAAGAGTATTTACAACGGTTGATCCAGCATTTACTAAAAATAAAAATTCAGATGATAGTGCAATAGTTACTTGAGCATTCGCTTGAGATAAAGTATATATACTTGAATATACAGCTTGAAAGTTTGATGTATGAGAGTTACAAGAGAAAATGATATATCATATAAATAAATGGAATCCTGAAAAAATAGGTATAGAAGCCTTTCAAGCACAAGTTACTATTGCTTTTTGATTAAGAGCAGAATTAGATAAAAGAGGGGTACATTGTCCTATAGAAGAAATAAGGCAAGTATGAGATAAGGAATCAAAAATAAGAAGACTCTTGCCTTTGTATAGAAAATGATTAATATACCATAGAAGAGATATGGATTTGCTCGAAAAACAATTAAGAGAATTTCCAAGGGGTAAGCATGATGATGTTATAGATGCTGTACAAATGCTGTACAATATGTATGAATTACACCCTAATACATCAAGCACCCATGATGTTCCAACTATTAGATATGATAGCAATGGTCGACCAGTTTTTACTTAATAGTTTATATAATTAAATATAGAACATGGCAGAAATAAGCAAACAAGAACAATTAGATGTTGCAATTTATATTAAAGATACCTTTGACAACTATAAAGAATTAAATCAAGAAAGAAGATGAGTTCTATATGAAATATATCAAGAATATAGAAGTTTTACTCAAGAAAAAGTTGCAGACTGGTCTAGCACATTTAAAGTAAATAAAGCACATGAAATAGTTAATAAATTATTGCCTAGAATTATTGCTAAAAATCCTAGATGGTTAGTTAACCTTAGAACTGATGAGTTTAGAAATGAGGATAAACTATTAAGTAATGAAGAATTATTAAAAAGAAGAAAGCAATTACAAGAAGCTACAGTAGTAGTTCAAGATTACTTAACATATATATTTGATAGATATAACTTAAAAGAACCAGTAAGACTATGGGCAAAAAATATGCTTATATATGGTAATTCTTATGCAAAAGTAAAATATAAATATGAAACTGCAAGAATCAGAAATGATGAATGAGTTATTGAGGAAAATGTAATATGAGAATATCCAACTATTGATGCTAAAAGCTGGACTGACATATATATAGACCCTAGATATATATTATTAGAAGATGCTCCTGCTTTAATAGAGGTTATAAATAATGTAAGATTAGCTGACTTAAAAAGAAAAAAAGATAAATATATTAATATAGATAAAATTGATGATTTACCTAATACATCTGAATTTCAAGAAGATGAGGACGGTAGTAAAGCTAGAATGTATGAAGTAACATGAATCCCTACAACAGAGTTTACTAATTGAGTTGATAAAAACAGCTTAACTATAAAAACATTTTATGGTAAATATGCTTTAGAATGAGAAGAAGAAAAACTATACAGAGTTTCTACAGTTAATGATATGATTATTATAGAATTTGAAGAAATTACTTGTATTCCATATGAAGATATAAAAGCCTTTGATGATACAGAAACAAGCAATGCAGTTTGAGTTGTAGAACCTATAATGAGTCTACAAAGAGAATTAAACTTTAAAAAGAACTCTGCAAGTGAATATATCAATCATTCATTAAATAGAAGTTATATATGGTCGCCTAATTCATGAGTTAACCCTGCTGACTTAATATCAAGACCAAATAACATTATTGCTACAACAAAAGATGCTGTAACTGCACAAAATAATTTAATTGAGCAAGCACATAGACCTCTTGATTCATCATATTTCGCAGAACAAAACGATATTGAAAGACAAATACAAGCACAAACATTTACTGTTGATACATCAGCTAATAGATCAAACCAAGCATTGACAAATACAGCTACTGGTGCAAGGATTAAATTCTTTGAATCAAATACTGTTATAGATGAATTAAGACAACATTTTGAAGAAGGACTAGAAAGATTAGCATATAAGCTACTTGAAACAACTTTTGAAAATATGGAAGATAATATTGTTATTAAAAAACTAGGGGATGAATGATTCTGGGAAATAAACAAAGAATTATTAAGAGATGCCTTTTCAAGATATTCTATAAAAATAGAAGCTAATTCAAGTTCATTAGATGACATAGAAAGAAGAAGAGAGGATTCTATAGGTTTCTTTAATACTTTAGCTTTATGAGCACAAGCTGGTGTTCCAGTAGATTTTACAGAAGGACTAAAAGATGTTATAAATACTTTTGAAAAAAGAGATCCAGACAGATTTATAAAAAGTGTTGAACAACAACAAGCAGAACAAATACCAGAACTAGAATGACAAGAACCAGTTCAAAATCCTGCTGCTGCATTAACAGAAGAAGTTGCGAAATGAGCAATAACAACTTGAATTTAATATTAATAAAATACATTTATGGGAATTGTAGAATATGAAAAAGAAATGTGATCAACAAAGCCAGTAGAAGACTTTGCACAAGAGTTATATAATAAGCAACTAAAATCTATAACAAACATATCACATACAGACTGATATAAAGAAATAAAAAGGTATTGGTCTACAGTAAAAGAATCAGCAGAAGTACAGTTAAAAACTGTTTCTGCTGAAAATCTTGCTAATGTACAAAATATATGTAAGATATCAACAGATTTCTTAACTTTCTTAGAAAATTTAGAATCTGCAATAGATATATGAAAACAGTCTAAAAAATAAACAACCTTATTGGTTGCTTTCTACAGGTACCCCATAGCACCTGTAGAAAGGAGCTAATAAGAGCTTCGTTTATAAAATAACCATACACATATGGAGTCAAACGACCAAGCAACTATGGAGCAGTCAACTAATGACCAACCAAATGAGGTTAACAGTGATGAAGCAAATACGCAATCACAAACATTTGATGTTAACGGACAACAACTCACTTGAGAAAAACTTCTTGAAAACTATAAAAAGTTACAATGAGAATTTACAAAATCAAGACAAGAGCTGTCTGAAAACAAAAAAAATAGTGAATTATCTCCAGAAGATAAAGCTGCAATAGACTTTATAAAAAAAAGTGGATTTGTAACTAAAGATGATTTAGAAGGTATGTCAAAAAGACAAGCACAAGAATCTAATCTAAAGGAAATAATTGCATCTAACCCTGATCTTAAAAAATATGAATCAGCTATTAAAGAAATTTGAAAGAGTTGAGAAATGGCATATGAGGATATTATCCAAACATACGGATTTAAATCAGGGGATAAACTGGCAAAAGCAAGATCTCAATGAGATATTAAGTGAATGCCAGAGAAGAAAACTAAATCTATTTCAGAAATGACATCTGCAGAATATGCTGAATATAAGCAAAAAATGTGATGGAATAATAACGGAGGTACATTTAGTTAATTTAAAAGCTATGGGAAGCCTTTAAATTAATAATAAAATAACTATGAATAATTTTTCTGCTGATTTCGCTGAAATCTGGGCAAAAGAACAACAAGAAGTTTTCTATAAAGAAAATGTAGCAATGAAAATTGCTGATGTATCATTTAAAGGGCAAATGTCTTTTGGAGATACTTTAAATAGAAACTACAGAAGTGCTAACAATGTTCAATCTTATACAAGAGGTACAGCTATCAATATTGATGATAAAACTGATACTCAAGAACAATTATCAGTTAATAAACAATTTGCAACTGGTTTCTACATGGATGATTTTGATAAAATTCAATCTTCTTACAACTTAATTGCTAATTACGCAAAAGATGATGGTATTTATTTATCTAATCAAGTTGATGCTGATGTATTAGGAGAATACTCTAATGCTGCTTCTACAGTAGATGATGGAACAATTGGAGGTACTGCAGGTAATGGGATTTCTCTTTCTACTTCAAATGTACTAAAAACTGTTTCTGCTGCTAAAAAGAAATTAGCTAAACAAAATGTTGCAATCACTGATTTATACGGAACAATTTCTCCAGAAGTTGAAGATGTATTAATTCAATACGGTGCTGGTAGAGATACTGTAATGGGTGATGGATTTAATAAAGACGGTGCTATTATGGATTTCTACGGTTTCAGATTATATAGATCAAACCAAACTTCTGGTTCAGCTGTATTATCATTAGCTACTAATCCAACTAATGGAGATACTGTTACAATCGAAGGTGTAACTTTCACATTTGTATCATCTATTGGTACAGCTGCTGGGAATGTATTAATTGGTGGTTCTGCTGATTTAACAAGAGCACATCTTGAAGCATTAATTAATGCTCCTACTGCAACTACTGCAAATGGTGTTGCTTTATCTACAGAAGATGCTAGAGCTTTCGTAAATGCTACAGCTACTAATAGTAATTCTGATGACACTTTAACTGTTACATACAAAGGTGCTGGAACTCTTGAAGTTTCTGATACTTTAACTGATGGTACTGATGAATGGACAGCTACTAAACAAAAACAACATAACTTATTCGGTAGAAAAGGTGGTATTACTCTTGTAATGCAATCTGATGCTAGACCACAAGTTAAAGATGTTTCTGATAAACTAGGTGTAAACATTCTAAACGGTGTATTATACGGTGTTAAAACATTCAGAGATGGTGGTAAAGAAACTGTAAATGTTGAAATTCAATCATCTGCTTTCTAATTACTAGATTTATAGGGAAACTCTTCGGAGTTCCTTATTAAATTTATTAATAAGACAATAAAAATGAGTAAAACAGATTATGAATACAAAGTATTGAGAGAGCCTTTAATATTGACAAATTCATATGTTGAAACTTTGGTTAGATGATACAATGATAATCTAGATTTGTCTTGAAAAAATCAGGTAGTTTTATTGTTAGATTTAACACTTTGATCACTTACTTCTTGTGTAATGAAAGTTGAGTTCTCGCATGATAACATAGATTTCTACCAAGAAACATCATTTGAAGTTCTTAGTTGAATTTGAAATGTGAACTTATATGAATACAATATAAGCGACTCTTGAAAATACAGAATTAGTTTCCCTATAAAAGATAAATTTATGAAAATAAGTGTTAAGGGAGCATGAACAACTGCATGATCATTGTTAAAAATTACATCTATCACTTGACTATCTTAAAATGACAACATTAAAAGCAATAAAAAGGACTGAATTATGAATACTTGAAGAAAGAATTGAGCTAGCACAAAAAGAGCTTGATAAATTTAATGACTTAAAAGCTGAAATAAAATCATTAGAAGAATCACACAAACAAAACAAAGAAATAAAAAATCTTTTACTACAAGAAATTGAAGAAACTTCTAATTTACTAGAAGAAAAAAACAATGAATTAGAAAATTCTGAAAAAGAAATAAAATTAATAGAAGATAAATATAATAATATAACATCTGATATTGATAAAAAAGCATCTTATTTAGAATCAAGCATCTTATTTAGAATCGTTAAGTTATACAATAAATAATACAGAATTAACTTTAGAGTGTGTTAAACAAGAAATAAAACGCAACAAAGAACTAGATAAACAAAGTAGAAAAGATTTTAAAAAAGATTTAGCAGAAGAAAAGAAAAATCATGAATTAGAACTAAAAGAAATACAAGATTCTATTTATAATAAAACAAAAGAAATAAAAAATATATGTATAGAATCAAAAGAAGTAAGAGAAGAATCAATAAAAATAGATAAATCATTATCTA